CCTTGATATCAGTCGTATCTAAATATGGGAATGTGAACGAGTAATCGGTGGTGGAGCCGTTACCCGTATATAAATTTTCAATTGTTACGGTCATTTATTTAAGTTAAGGAGTTCTTTTAACTCACCCCTGTTTTCATGTGCTTTTAAAGCTTCAGGAATGTTACCTTGTCTGAGTGCATTTTTAATTCTAGCTTTAGATTCACCTATTGCAGAGTGTTGCTCATGATGTCTTTCTAACCATGAACAAGCATATTTCAACGCTTGTTGATGTATTCTATTCAACTCTTGATGTACCACCAACTCTTTTATAGGAAAGTCTCTTTGTTTTTTCAGACCTCTAGCTTTACCATACTCCTTAATTTTTTTGTTCCAAAAATCATCAGGAGCATCCATCATTCTTTCTATCTGACCAGCTAGGTCCATGTTCTGGGCTATCCAGTTATTTATTTTATATCTATCTTGCGTGGAAATAGGATCACCAGTAATAGGATTAATCTCCATACTACGTTGGGAATCCCAACCAGTACTAAGTAACCACTGTCTCCATGGTTCCATATCACCATTAGATTTACCAAATGGCATGAAAGCATTAAAAGCAGCAGTTAGTGGTTCATGGAATCGTATGGGTTGACCAGTGTATATATCTAATTGATCTTGAAGTGCATCTTCAGCCGTACCACTTCTATGCATGAACTTCCATTTGTTCTGTACTAAAGCACCCCAGTCATTTTCTACATCTTTTAACTGTGGTGTTACAGCATTATTTAATACACTTCTAATACCAGAGGTTGCAAATGGAACCATAGCATCACCTTGGTTAACCATAAATCGTTTAAATGCACCTTCATCTCCAGAGAATAAGGATACTAACGGTTCAAAGCCACTAAGGAATGTCTTGTTAGCAACGTTCATGCTGATAGAAAATGCTAATTTCTGATACATCTGTTCAGTAATAGCTTGGTCTACACGATTAGAATTGTATACCAAATCTCCTACTAAACCAAGTAAAGTATCAAATGGTT